ATGGAGGCTGCACAGTTTCCTACATGCTTGAGGACCTACTGCAACGTTTTCAATATATCATTATTTGATTTACAATTAAGGTGCATATTTTGCAGATGCTATCTATCCTTGGGTGATTTAGCGTCTTTCTATGAAAAAAAATTAAGCTTAATTTGGAAGAATAATATATGTTTTGCATGTTGTTTACGGTGCTTGTGTTTGAGTGCAAGGTATGAGGCAGAGCATTATTTCCAATGCGTTTGCAAGGTGCAAAGTTTGCATGCTCTACTGAATAGACCATTGAATGATGTTGTTATGAGATGTTATTATTGTTACAACTTGCTTGACCTAGCTTCTAAATATGACTTGATTTCACGAGATAAGTTAGCCTGTTTAGTTAGAGGACACTGGAGAGCACCTTGTAGAGATTGTCTCAATAGAGAGATATAAAGATGATGGGCCTGCAGCCTACCATACAAGATATTGAGTTACAAGAAACTTTAGAGAATTTAGTTATGCCATCAGCATTATTATGTGAAGAGTCTTTGTCACCGGACGACACCCCAGAGGAGGAGTCATTGTCGCCTTACTGGGTTGATTGCCGATGCTATTCTTGTGATAATTTGGTGCGACTTTGCGTTGCTGCAACAACTGGAGCAATACATCTGCTGCAGCAGCTGCTCTTCAACGACTTATCTCTTTTGTGCCCGGTGTGTTCCAGGATTACTGTTCGCCATGGCAGACACTAAAGGTACTAATAATATAGAAATGGATGACAGTTCTTGGTTTATTGTTCACGAAGCTGATTGTGTTGATGTTACTAATAGTTTGGATGAACTATTTGAGGACAGCACAGACTGTTCTAACATATCTAATCTAATAGACGATTCCGTGGATGAAATCGACCAGGGAAATTCCCTGGCACTTTACAATCAACAAGTTACAGAGGAATGTAACAGTGCAGTTGCAAGTCTAAAACGAAAGTTCAGAAAAAGTCCGCCTGAACAGTCAGTGGCGGCTCTTAGTCCACGGTTGCAAGCTATATCAATTTCTCCTCAAAGAATCGGGAGCAGCAAAAGAAAATTATTTGAGGACAGTGGAATAGGAGACGATGAAACTACAAATACTTACCAGGTAGAACCTGAAATCAGAGACAATGACTGTGAGAGTAGAACTGTTCAGTCTGCTTGTAATGAATTGTTGCGTTGTACAAATCTCAGAGCAAAATTGTTGTTTAAATTTGAGAGTTTCTATGGTGTATCATACACTGAATTAACAAGACAATTTAAAAGTGATAAAACTATGAATGAAAACTGGATAATCGCTGTTTTTGCAGCATCATGTGAGCTTATAGAAAGCTCCAAACAATTACTAAAGCAGCATTGTGATTTTATACAATTGATTGAGTTTGATTTTTCAGGCTTATATCTTGTTAAATTTAAACATGCAAAAAACAGGGATACAATCACAAAACTTATAAGTTCATTATTAAATATTAATGAAAGGCATTTACTATGCGACCCACCAAGATGTAGAAGTACACCTGCAGCTTTATATTTTTATAAACATAATATTACAGGAAAAGCATTTGTCTATGGTGTGTTACCTGAATGGGTGGCTAAACAAACCCAGGTTAATCATCAAATGGCGGCACAGGCAGACACATTTCAATTAAGTAAAATGGTTCAATGGGCGTATGATAACAAAATGACAGAGGAGCCAGCAATTGCTTACTATTATGCTTTGTTAGCAGATGAAGATTCTAATGCAGCTGCGTTCTTAAACAGTAATTCACAGGTCAAGTTTGTAAAAGACTGCTGTCAGATGGTAAGGTTATACTTTCGGCAAGAAATGAAAAATATGACAATGGCACAGTGGATTTTCAAATGTTGTAGGGAATGTGATGGTGAAGAAGATTGGAAAGTTATTGCTAATTTACTTAAGTATCAGGGTGTAAATATAATAGAGTTCCTTACTGCCTTAAGATTATTTTTCAAAAGAATACCTAAAAAAAATTGTATCTTAATTCATGGGCCACCAGACACTGGGAAATCGTATTTTGTATACTCATTAGTGCAATTTCTTAGAGGGAAAGTTATATCATTTGTGAATAAACAGTCTAGTTTTTTCTTACAACCGTTGTTAGATTGTAAAGTAGGATTTATGGATGATGCTACGTATCCATGTTGGTCATTTATAGATGTGCATTTGAGAAACGCATTGGATGGTAATACTATGTGTGTAGATGCTAAACACAAAGCACCTCAACAATATCAACTGCCTCCTTTTTTTATTACTAGTAATATAAATTTAAAACAGGAAGACTCTCTAAGATATTTGCATAGTAGAGTCACTAGTTTTGAGTTTCCTAATAAAATGCCTTTAGATGGGCAAGGGGATCCTGTGTTTAAAATCACTGATCAAGCATGGAAATTTTTCTTTCTAAAGCTCGCAAAACAATTAGACCTGCAAGACGCCGAAAATGAACCAAGAGGACCTGAGAGAGCGTTTAGATGCCATTCAAACGCAGTTGATGAATCTTTATGAATCTAGCCCTACAGATTTACAATCCCAAATCAAACATTATCAGTTACTAAGAAAAGAATGTGCTATACAGTATTATGCTAAAAAAGAAGGTTATAATAATTTGGGATTACAGCATTTACCTCCAACCCGAGTGTCAGAACATAATAGCAAGCAAGCAATTAAAATGTCTATCTTATTAGAAAGCTTAGCAAAATCACCATACGCTAATGAAGAGTGGACATTAACTGAGACGAGTGCAGATCGTCTATTGTCACCCCCCCGCAATTGTTTCAAAAAACAAAGTTTTGAAGTTGAAGTATGGTTTGACCAGAATCCAAACAATGCATTCCCATATATTAATTGGGAATGGATATATTATCAAGATGAAAACGATGAGTGGCATAAAGTAAAGGGACGAACAGATTATAATGGACTATATTTTGTAGAAGTAGATGGTACAGTGTCATACTTTCTACTATTTGAAAAGGATGCTAATAGATATGGACAAACAGGAATGTGGACTGTTAATGTTAAAAATAAGCAAATTCTTCCTCCCTCTGTTGGTAGCTCTGCTAGGAGGTCTGTATCTGAATCCCAGAGCAACGGGACCCAATCCCCCTTCAACACCCAGACTGAAGAGACGGTCGGAGGAAGACAGATTCCTCAAGAAGCGGCAGGACCTAGTTCAACCACGACATCACCTAAAAGAGGACAACGACGACGACGAGGAGGAGAAGGAGAACAGACCACCAATAAGAGACGACGACGAGCTGAAGGACGTGGAGGAACTGCTGACATTACTGCTGAGGAAGTTGGGCAAAGCCATCGATCAGTACCAGCAGCAGGTCTTACAAGAGTTGAGCGACTTAAAGCAGAGGCTCGGGATCCGCCATTAGTCCTTATAAAAGGTTGTGCTAATAAATTGAAATGTTGGAGGTATAGATGTGAACAGAAATGTCCTAAGCCTTACAGTTACATGACCTCTGTGTTTAAATGGATAACCAATGATGTAACGCTTGCAGACAGTAGATTATTAGTTGCATTTCATGATAGTGCTGAAAGAGCAAAATTTCTAGCTTCTGTAAGTTTACCTAAAGGTTCTAGTCATTGCTTGGGAAACATAGAATCATTGTAATGAGTAAAATAAGACGTAAACGAGCATCTCCTACAGATCTTTATAAAGCTTGTATTGCTGGCGCTGATTGTATCCCTGATGTACAAAATAAAATAGAAGGTAAAACATGGGCTGACACATTATTGAAAATATTTGGGAGCTTGGTATATTTTGGTAATTTGGGGATTGGAACGGGGAGAGGTACAGGTGGCACAGGTGGCTATAGACCGTTAGGTGCCCAAACACCAGCAAGAACACCATCACTTGCTCCTCCAAGACCTTCCATACCAAATGTGGAAGTTATAGGCCCTGCAGAAATATTGCCCATTAGTCCCGAAGCACCTGCTATCGTGCCTTTACAGGAAGGCGTGCCAGATATTGGGTTAATTGACACTCCTGGTGCTGGCCCAGGTCTTGATGTTGACCCCATTGAAGTTACAACTGCAATTGATCCAGTTTCAGAAGTAGTTGGTGTAGGTGAGCATCCCAATGTAATCAGCAACACAAATGAGGTTGCTCAAATCGATGTGCAGCTAGCTCCTCCACCACCTAAACGCATTGCTTTAGATCCTAGTTTTACTGACAATACATCTATAGTGTATACTCGTGAATCTCACGTTGACCCCAATGTAAATGTATTTGTTAATCCTCTGTTTGATGCAGTGAATATAGGACAGCCCGAATATATTGAATTACAAGAGATAAATTTACGTGAGGAATTTGAAATAAGTGAAGGACCAATAGAAAGCACACCTTTATCTACGCGCGCAATCAACAGGGCGCGAGATTTATACAGTAGATTTGTTCAGCAAGTTCCAACCAGACAAGCTGACATTCTAGGCCTGAGTTCCCGCCCATCAACTGTTGAATTTGAAAATCCCGCCTTTGAAACTGATGTGTCAGATGTTTTTCATCAAGATGTGTTAGAAGTCAGTCAACAAGTGCAAAACACCCAGCTTAAATTTGTATCTGAACCACGTTTATCACAAACGCCTGGAAGGACAGTACGATTGAGCAGGCTAGCTCAAAAACCTGGTATGACAACCAGAAGTGGTTTAGAAATTGGTCAAAGAGTACATTTATATTATGATATAAGTAGTATTCAACCTGAATCAATTGAACTACAGCCTTTAGGTGAATATTCTCATGAATCTACCTGGGTAGATGAATTAGCTAGTACCACCTTTATCAATCCATTTGAGAATGCAATTAATGGTTTTTCGGATGACGTTCTTTTAGATCCCTTAGATGAAAATTTCTCTAATAGTCATTTACTATTAACAGCAACAGATACAGCTGAAGATAATATTGAAATTCCCTCTCTACCACCAGGTATAGGTTTAAATATAGAACTAACTAATTTAGGAAAGGATATTTTTGTATATAATGAAGGTTTTGATTTGTCAGATGTAAATGTACCTTTTTCACCCCTGATACCAATTAATCCATCATTAGGAGCTAGTGTTATATTTGATACTTATGATTTGCATCCCTCTTTACTGAAGCGAAAACGCAAACGTCCTTTTTTTTAATTTTGCAGATGGCCACTTGGAGTTCGAATGCAGGAAGATTATATTTGCCTCCTGTGAAGCCAGTAGCAAGGATTTTATCAACAGATGAATATATTAAGCCAACATCTTATTTTTTTCATGCTAGTACGGATAGACTTTTAACTGTTGGCCATCCATATTTTGATATAGTGGATAATCGCCAAAAAGTGACAGTTCCAAAGGTTTCTGCAAACCAATTTAGAGTGTTACGTTTACAATTACCTGATCCTAATCAATTTGCTCTAATTGATTCTACAGTGTATAATCCAGAGAGAGAACGATTAGTATGGCAATTGAAGGGAGTTCAGATAGATAGAGGTGGTCCTCTAGGCGTAGGGACAACAGGGCACCCGTTATTTGATAAATTTGGTGACACTGAAAACCCTAGTGTTTATCCTGATGTCACAGCAAGCAAGGAAAACAGAATGAATGTTTCTTTTGATCCTAAACAAAATCAATTATTTATAGTAGGCTGTAAACCAGCTATAGGACAGCATTGGGATATTGCTGATCCTTGTACGCCACCTGTAGATAAAGGCTTATGTCCACCTATTAGGTTAGTACACACAACTATTCAGGATGGAGATATGTGCGATATAGGTCTGGGCGCTGCAAACTTTTCAGCATTTTCAGAAAGTAGAGCAGACGCTCCTTTAGAGATTATTAACTCCACTTGTAAATGGCCTGATTTTACTCAAATGACAAAAGATATTTATGGGGACAGATTGTTTTTTTATGGTCGCAGAGAACAAGTGTATGCTAGACATTATTTTTGTAAAGATGGAGTTGTTGGTGATAGCATTCCAGATGGCGTAGAACCTAATGAGCATGGCAGGTTCTTTTTATCACCTGACAATGCTACACCTCCAGATAAAGGCTTAGCCCCTTCGACGTATTATCCGACGCCCAGTGGTTCGTTAGTTAGCAGCGAATCTCAAATATTTAATAGGCCATTTTGGGTACATAAAGCTCAGGGAAGCAATAATGCTATCCTTTGGGGAAATGAACTATTTATTACTATAGTGGATAATACTCGCAACACTAATTTTATATTGTCTGTATACAAGGAAGATAATCCTATTGATAATCAATATAAATATAAATCAGACAACTTCAGACATTATATGAGACATACCGAGGAGTTTGAAGTGGAGCTTGTGACTCAATTGTGTAAAGTTCCTCTGGAAGCTGATGTGCTAGCCCACATTAATGCAATGGACTCTCGCATCTTAGATGACTGGGAGTTAGCATTTATTCCTTCACCTCCTCAGGGCTTGGAGGATTCGTATAGATTTATTAGATCATTAGCCACTATGTGTCCTAAGGATGTTCCTAAACCAGACAAAGAAGATCCTTACAAGGATTTAACATTTTGGAAGGTGGATTTGCGAGATAAATTTACCTCCGAGCTTGATCAGACACCATTAGGCAAAAAATTCTTATATCAGATGGGATTACTTAATTCCCGTAAGCGACCACGGAATATCTATGAACCAACAACTCCTTCTACTGTGAAGCGTCGCACTACTAAACGACGCCGTGTTACCAGAGCAGTCTCATAACTGTGAAACTTCGTAGAGCTGTACTGTGAAAATAAGCTGTGAACATATGGTGCTATGTATCCTGACTTACTTGATGTGTCCACTAATAAACAAGGCATTGCTGACTCATTATATTGGTAGTTTACCCTCCTATTATTTGCCCACAACATTTTTGAAACCCCACAGTGACCTGCAGACCTCCAGAGAGTGAACATCGCACACAAACGTCGCGCGACCACTTTCGGTGAGTTGCCTTTATCCTTACCACAGCGACCGAAAATGGTTGTCACAGTGCTTTCTAGTTTAAACCACCTTTTATTGAACTTAGACCGAATTTGGTATAGTTTTGGCGCGTTCTGCAAATCCAACCGTTAACGATCGTTTAAGATAAGCTGGCAAGAACAACACCGTTATCGGTCGTTTTTATGGCTGAAGGCATTTGAGTCATCTTCTGGCTGCTTGAGCCTGCAGTTGGCTGTCAGCCTTTGTACCGGGAGTGGTTGGTATTTTGGCAATGGAATGATTGTTGTTAACAATAATACCAAAATACATTTTTGAACCGAAGCCGGTCTATAAATTTAGAGGTCTTCCTTGTTTTTCATCATTTCG